TATACACTTTCTTTATAGGAAATATTAGATTACGTAAGAAATCATATACTATGCATAATAGCAATATTGCTCCTAACAGTTCAGAAGGTGACATAATACTTCCAGCAGATTTTACAGTAGATGGCACGAGCAAAAAAATTACATTATTAACTCCATTATCCGTTGGTACTAGAATAACCGTTGTACAACGAACAGGAATTAATTGGGATATTAGCTTAAATAATGATAGTAAGATTGCTAATTTCCTAAGGGCAACTCCGGGAATTAGCTATTCTCCGCTAAGAACAAGTGTTCCTACAGGCCTTAGCGTAACAAGTTTTGATAGTAATAACGGAACATTCGATATAAGCAATATAACATTCGACAAACAAGGATAAAAAGATGGCACAACAACTCTTAAACGCAGGTTCAACTGCAAACGACGGCACTGGGGACACCCTTCGTTCAGGTGCGATAAAAATAAATGCAAACTTTACTGAACTGTATTCAAATAGTAGTAATAATATTCCAAGTCAGACTGGAAATTCAGGTTTATTTTTAGCGACCAACGGAACTACATTAAGTTGGGCTAACCCCTCAGCTAACTCATTACCGACACAAACCGGCAATACTGGAAAGTTCTTAACAACTAACGGAACTACTTCTAGCTGGGCAGACGTTGCTATTGGTAATGCTAGCACAGTAACTAATGGGGTTTATACTACCGGTACCTATGCAGACCCTAGTTGGATTACTAGTTTAGCAGGTAGTAAAGTTACTAACGCTGTACTAACAACTACAGTATATGCAGACCCTGCTTGGTTAACATCGTTAGCTGTTAGTAAAGTTACTAACGCAGTATCGAGTGCTAGTACTTATGCAGACCCTAGTTGGATTACTAGTTTAGCAGGATCAAAGTTAACTGGAACAGTATTAGCGACCAACGGCGTGGTTACATCCGGTACCTATGCAGACCCTAGTTGGATTACAAGTCTAGCCGCTAGTAAACTAACTGGAACAGTAGTAGCAACAAACGGTGTAGTAACATCTCAGACATATGCAGATCCTGCTTGGATTACCAGCATCGGCGAAACAAAGGTGTTACCAACACAAACAGGACAAACTGGAAAATATTTAACTACTAACGGAACAGCAAGTAATTGGGTGACGATAGATACTATTCCTACCCAATCTAGTAATAGTGGAAAATATTTAACTACTAACGGTACTGCACTTAGTTGGGGAACACCGAGCGGTACGATCCCGACTCAAACTGGTAATAGCGGAAAATACTTAACGACAGACGGCACGACTGCAAGTTGGGCGACGGTAGCTGGACTAGTAGCTCGAACAACAGTGACAGCTACTACTGCAAGTATAGCTAACAATGCCAATGCAGATGCCAATATTACTGGATTTAAATCCTATGCACTATTAAAAATTCAAACATCGGCAGCAGCCTGGGTTCGAATATATTCAGATGCCGCATCTAGAACTTCTGATGCATCGAGAGCATCTACCACTGATCCGTTACCTAGTGCTGGAGTTATTGCAGAAGTAATTACAACCGGTGCCCAGACGATTCTTATCAGTCCGGGGGCATTTGGTTTTAATAGTGAAAATTCCCCAACTACTACAATCCCAATAAACATTACAAACCTTTCCGGGTCTGCCGCGGCAATTACTGCTACGTTAACAGTACTACAACTGGAGGCATAATATGTCCGACACTCAAGAATATGTTGTTACAGCAAAGACTATGGACGATGCCACGTCTCTTCTCGAAGATTTAGAAACTCCTGGTGGCGACCTTTATATTCCCGACAGGGCAGTAGAGGTAACCCAACGTAGAGAGATTAGTAGAAACACACATTTCTTGTTAACTGCTGACGAAGCTGAACAGTTACGTAACGATTCGAGAGTTATCGCAGTAGAACTAATTCCTAGTTTACAAGGTATAGAAGTAACCCCGCATTGGACTCAAACTGGAAACTTTGAGAAAAGTGTAACTATTGATACTAATGATAAAAACTGGGGATTATATAGATGCACAGCAGGATCAAATCTAGCAACTTGGGGTCTTAATGGATCATTTACACAAACAACGCAAACTGTAACTACTACTAGTTCAGGAAAAAATGTAGACGTTGTAATAGTCGATGCACATATAAATTTTAATCATCCAGAGTTTGCAGTGAACATAGATGGCACAGGCGGATCTAGAGCTATACAATATGATTGGTTCCAACATAGCGCGGCACTAGGATATTCTTCTACTGGAACATATAGTTATGCTAATATTTCAAGCGCCCATGGTACACATACCGCAGGCACAACAGCAGGAAATACTCAAGGTTGGGCTCGTGATGCAAACATTTATAATATGGAATTCGGCTATCTAGGCGGCAATGGCCCGTCTGGCTCTTGGGAGCTATTCATATTTGATTATATTCGATATTTCCATAAAAATAAACCAATTAATTCAACAACTGGAAAACGTAATCCAACTATTACAAATAACAGTTGGGGATATAGTTATGGCTCCATTTTTCTTAGCGGACTTACCTCAGTAACATATCGAGGAACTACTACAGCACTATCAGGAACTGATGCTGCCAAAAGAACTGTATTAGAAGCAAATGGAATTCCGGTACCTGGCGGCACTTATCTATATCGTTCACCGGCAAGATATGCCGCGCTTGATGCAGATATTCAAGACGCAATAGCAGACGGCGTTATTGTAGTAGGCAGCGCCGGAAATAGTTACTGGAATTGTGCAACTTCAGACCTAGCAGATTATAATAACACTCTCAACAACGGCTCATATTACCTTACTCGCGGCTCTTCTCCTAGTGCCGCTGACCAAGTTATTTGCGTCGGATCTACAGCTACTTCTACTCTTGAATATAAAAGTAATTTTAGTAATTACGGTAAGCGAGTTGATATATGGGCTCCGGGACAATATATTGTTTCTAGCGTGTATGATGCAAATGCCGCTACGGAATTTGGAATTACTCTTGCAGACGACCCGAGAAATTCTGCGTATAAAATAGGAAGTATATCGGGAACTAGTATGGCAGGCCCGCAAGTAACAGGATACTTAGCGTGTTTGTTAGAACAATTTCCTAATATGCGTCAAACAGCCGCATTAGCTTATTTAATTGCTAACTCAACAAAAAATCAAATTGGATCAACTGGCGGACTTGCAGGAGATTACACATCACTCGGTGACAATTCAAATAATAGATATTTGTACTACGTAGCAGTTCGCCCTATAACAGGAGCAGTTTCACCGATGACTAGGTACCAAAATAGGCCAACAACCGGTTCAACATACCCAAGATCAAAGATACGAAGATACGGTTAACCATTAGCGATTAAACTAGCAGTTAATAATCATTGATAAATACAAGATAAAGAGAACATTACTATGCAGAGCAAAGACTTAACGGGAGTTCATATAGAAGGTCATATCAAGATCTTTGATCCCATTTCTAATGAAATTTATGTTAACAAGCGTAACGCTATACATTATGAAAACATGAGTATAGCACTAGCTAATACTCTATCTAATAGCGGTAACGGTTTTGTTTATGAAATGGCCTTTGGAAGTGGTGGAACATCAGTAGATCCGACAGGTATTATTACATACTTGACACCAAATAGTTCCGGAGCAAATGCAAGTCTTTACAGCGAACAATTTAAAAAAGTTGTAGATGAACGTAGCAGTAACAACGTTGATCCTACACGTAATTATACAGAAGCCCGCCACGTTACTGGTACAAACTATACAGATTTATTTGTGACTTGTTTATTAGATTACGGAGACGGAAATTCAGCAGGCCAACAAGCATTTGATAATGCTACTTCAACATCAACAGCATTGGTATTTGACGAGTTGGGTTTAAAAAGTTATAGTGCATCTGGAACAGGTTTGTTATTAACTCATGTTATATTTCACCCTGTACAAAAATCGTTAAACCGTTTAATACAAATTGATTATACAGTTCGTATTCAAAGTTTAACCGGCCTGGCAGGAGTATAATCTATGAGTTATAGCGTTAGATTTACTGAAATTACTAATCCTAGTAAACCTGCAATAGTAGTCGCTGATCAGACACTGAATAATCAAACTTCAGTAACTCTTATCGGTAAAAATTATAAAGGATTTGCTCCAGTACTTGCTGAAAACTTTTTACATTTATTAGAAAATTTTGCTAGTCCTTCAGATAATCCGCCAGCTAATCCAGTTCAAGGACAGTTGTGGTATGATAATACACATAATTTTTTAAATGTGTATGACGGCACCGCTTGGTCAGCCGCCGGATCTCTAAAGAAATCAAGTGCTACTCCGGAATCAGTTAGTAGTGCTAAGGGCGATTTATGGGTTGACACTAATAATAGTCAACTTTATTTGTATTCGGGAAGTAACTGGTTATTAGTTGGTCCTCAGTATAGTGCAGGCAAGCAAACAGGTCCGATAGTAGAATCTATAATTGATACTAGCAATGTTGCACATAGCGTGATAAGTTTTTATGGCGCCACTAGCAACATTACTGATACTAGTAATTATAGAGTAGGTATAATTAGTAAAGATACATTTACACCTAAATCAATCGTTTCAGGATTTCCAGTCATCCGACAAGGTTTTAATTTATCATTAACTGATAGTAATAGTGAAACATCTCCAAGCAAAATTTGGGGAACATCGGAAAGAGCCGAAGCGTTAGTAGTCGATGGCGCTACTATTCTTGCTAAAAATTTCCTAAGAGGTGATGTGTCAAGCACTAGTACTTCAGCACTTAATATTAGAGCAAATGCTGGTCTTAGTATAGGTAGTGATCTAAGTTTTAACTTAGGTGTTGACGGATCATCTACAATATTTTATTCTAAAAACGATGGAGATGCTATTGATTTTAAGTTAAAATATAATTCAATAACTAATACAGTAATGCATATTGGTGCTACTACTAGAATAGGTATTGGAACAAATAATGCAGATCCCTTAGCAACTTTAGACGTTGCTGGCGCAGTTCTTATTAAAGATGATCTTGTTAAACCCGAACTAGGTAGATTAAAAGTTGCTGGGACGGCTGACACGACTGATGTCGGCGGCGCAAGTATACAAACTTTAGGTGGCCTATCAGTAGTAAAGAAATCTACGTTTACAAACGACATTAGATTAACTGGTAAACTTTATCTTACTACTACTACTGGCTCTTCGGCAATTTTACCGACTACAGACCAGCAATACGATATAGGTGGCGCATCCAATAAATTTAGAAATGTTTATGCTCAAACATTCGTTGGAAATTTCTCCGGTGCATTTTCGGGTGTTTTAGACGGCAGTGTAACAGGTTCTGCCGCTAGACTTTCTAGCCCGACGACTTTTAAATTACAAGGACAGCTTGATAGTGATTCTCAATCGTTTGACGGACAAACAAATAACGGTACATTAACTCTTAATACAGTATTAAATGAAACTGCAATCTCCTCTCAAACAATTACAACAACACCAGATGATTCAGATTATTTTTTAGTTCAACGTAAAGATGTTGGACTATTAAAAGTAAGCAAACAATCTTTACAAAATAATTTGCCAGTAATGCCAGTCGGTGCGATACTACCGTTTGCAGGTCCAGCCGCACCGAGAGGGTATTTGTTGTGTGACGGCGCAGAAGTTTCTAAAACAACATATCAACTACTATATGATG